CGCCTAAGTCAGCCAAGGTTTTAGAGAAGGTATATGAGGTAGCCCTTAGTGATGGCCACCCCGGTCAGATGGCAGCTATGAAGTTGGTTATGGATAGGATTGTCCCAGCTTCAGCATTTGATGCCTCTAAGTCAGCTGGTGGTGGGACACCTACAATCTCTATCAATATCAGTTCAATGGGGACACCCTCAGTCATTCAGAGGTCTGATGACGTTATAGATGTGGAGGATGTCTCAGATGGAGATTAATTGGTCACTACTGCCTTGGCAGTTAAAGGTATGGCAAGACCCTCATCGCTTTAAGGTGTTGGCTTGTGGTCGCCGTACAGGTAAATCTAACCTAGCTATCAAACTTACCCTTGCAAAGGCTTTAGAGGCCCCTGAAGGCTCAGCTGTTGTGTATGTAGCCCCTACCCTAGGACAGGCCAGACAGATTGCTTGGGATGCCCTTTTAGACCAAGGCAGAGATATTATCAAGTCTGCCCATGTTAACCAGTTGGATATTACTCTGGTTACAGGCAGGAAGATTCATATCCGTTCAGCTGAGAACCCTGACACATTGCGAGGCTTGAAGCTTTACTTTGCAGTGTTGGATGAAGCAGCCTTTATCAAGGATGAGTCAACTTGGACTAAGATTATCCGTCCAGCACTGTCTGACTTGCAAGGTGAAGCCTTGTTTGTGTCTTCCCCTGATGGGCGTAACTGGTTCCATGACTTGTACCAGTATGCTCAGAAGGATGAGGATGATGAGTGGGTGTCTTTCCACTTCACAACCAAGGATAACCCTACAATCCCAGCTAAGGAGATTGAGGCTGCTAAGAAGACTCTTAGCACCTTGGTGTTTAAGCAGGAATTTGAGGCTTCATTCAGTACAGCTGGTCAGGTCATCTTCAAGGAAGAATGGATTAAGACAGGTGAGGAGCCTAAGTTTGGTTCTTACGTTGTAGCTGTTGACTTGGCTGGTTTTGAGGAAGTTGCTAAGAACTCTTCAGCCATCAAGAAGAAGCTAGACGAATCAGCTATTGCCATTGTCAAGATTAATGATGAGGATGGTTCATGGTGGATTAAGGACATCATTCATGGCAGGTGGGACATCAAGGAAACAGCTGACAAGATTCTTAAGGTAATCTCTGACTATCAGCCTTTGGCTATAGGCATTGAGAAGGGTGCTTTAAAGAACGCTGTACTACCTTACCTCTCTGACTTGATGCGTAAATACAATAAGTTCTGTCACATCCATGACCTTACTCATGGCAACAGGAAGAAATCAGACAGGATTGTCTGGTCACTTCAGGGACGCTTTGAGCATGGTCGTATTGTCTTGAATGAGGATGCTGACCTAGAGGACTTTAAGGAACAACTGCTGTTATTCCCTACAGCTGGTGTCCACGATGACTTGGTTGATGCTCTATCTTACATTGACCAGCTTGCTATAACCAGTTACTCCTCTGATTATGAATCTGAGGAAACTGAAATCTTAGACGAAATGTCTGGTTACTAAATAAGGAATTTTTATGCCAAAACCATCTATCAATCGTAAAGCAGAAATGCTTGGTGAAGCTTTGAAGTCTGAGCGTAAGGCTAAAGGATATGCAACAGAGGCTAGAGTTTACAAAAACGCAGAAAGAGGCACTTCTACTCCTTTAGATAAACACTACAAAGCTGAAAAAGAAGCTAAGAACGCAATGGCTAATATGTATGAGTCAGAAGCTGAAGTAATGCGTCAACGTGCTTCAAATAGTCGTGCTCAATATGACCATGAGCGTAAGGCAGGTGATCCTAATGCCTTAAATCTTTCTTTTAAAGAGTGGCAAAAACTTTAAGGTTTCTTTATGGCTACAAAAAAGGACTCTAGGCTTGAGAAAGCTGGTGTCAGTGGGTATAACAAACCTAAGAAGACACCCAGTCACCCTACTAAAAGCCACGTAGTCGTAGCTAAAGAGGGTGATAAGGTCAAGACTATTCGCTTTGGTCAGCAGGGGGTTACAGGCTCTCCTGATGGCTCTAAACGTAATGAGTCTTTCAAAGCTAGACACGCTTCTAACATTGCTAAAGGCAAGATGTCAGCTGCATGGTGGTCTGACAAAATAAAATGGTGAAGGAACACAAGAATGTTGTACGATACTGAGAATGACTATAAAGAGTCATCCTTAGCTGGCTGGATTATGGATAAATCTGAGCGCTGGCGGGATCACTACGAAAGCAACTATCAACAGAAGTTTGATGAATACTATCGCATTTGGCGAGGTATCTGGGCTGCTGAGGATAAGATGCGGGACTCTGAGCGTAGTCGCCTCATTAGTCCTGCAACACAGCAAGCTGTTGAATCAGCTGTTGCTGAAGTTGAAGAAGCTACCTTTGGTCGTGGACGGTTCTTTGACATCAAGGATGACCGTAATGACCCTGACAACACCGATGTTGCTTACCTTCGTGAGCAGTTGCTTGAGGACTTTGCTCTGACCAAGGTTCGTAAGGGTGTTGCTGAGTGTGTGCTTAATGCAGCTGTCTATGGTACAGGCATTGCTGAGATCACCATTGAGGAAATCAATGAGATGAAGCCAGCAACCCAGCCAATTATGGACGGTGCTCTGCAAGCTGTTGGCGTTGAGATTCGACCACGGGTTGTAGTTAAGGTTCGCCCTGTACTGCCTCAGAACTTCTTGATTGACCCTGTAGCTTCCTCCATTGAGGATGCTGTGGGTGTGATTATTGATGAGTTTGTACCTATCCACCAAGTTCACAAGGCCCAGAAAGATGGTGTTTACCGTAAGGTTGACATTGGTACAGCAGCTCAGGATACAGACCTTGAAGCTGATAAAGAGTTGGCTACATATGATGACGACAAGGTTCGCCTGACCAAGTATTATGGTCTTGTTCCCAAGAACCTGTTTGATGAAGCTGTACGTATGATGGACAATGAGGATGACGAGGACTCTGAGCTGTCAGTCATGTCTATTCAAGATACCGAAGAAGCTGAAGAAGATGGTGAGTACATCGAGGCTATTGTTATCATTGGTAACGAAGGCACTCTGCTCAAAGTTGAAGAAAACCCTTACATGATGCAGGATCGTCCTGTCATCGCCTTTCCTTGGGATGTGGTTCCTAACCGCTTCTGGGGCCGTGGTATCTGTGAGAAGGCTTACAACAGTCAGAAGGCTTTGGATGCTGAGCTTCGTGCTCGTATTGATGCCTTGGCATTGACTGTTCACCCGATGATGGCTATGGATGCTACCCGTATGCCTCGTGGTTCTAAGTTTGAGATTCGCCCCGGTAAGACAATCCTTACCAACGGTAACCCAGCTGAGATTATGATGCCATTTAAGTTTGGCTCTCTTGACCAAGTTACCTTTGCTCAGGCAGGTGAATTGCAGAAGATGGTTCAAATGGCTACAGGTGCTGTTGATGCTGCTGGTATCCCCGGTTCTATCAATGGTGAGGCTGCTGCTGGTGCTGTTAGTATGTCCCTTGGGGCTATTATCAAGCGTCACAAACGTACCCTGATTAACTTCCAAGAATCTTTCTTGATTCCCTTGGTTCAAAAGGCTGCATGGCGTTATATGCAGTTTGACCCTGAGAATTACCCTGTCCGTGACTTCAAGTTTATCCCTCACAGCTCTTTGGGCGTTATCGCTCGTGAGTATGAGGTAACACAACTTGTCCAGTTGCTTCAGACTTTGGGTCAAGACAGCCCAATCTACCCATTGTTGATTACAGCTGTGATTGATAACATGGGATTGGCTAATCGTGAAGAGCTGATTGCTAAGATTCAAGAGATGTCTCAACCTAGCCCAGAGGCACAGCAACAAGCTCAGATGTCTCAAGAGATGCAGATGGCTATGGTACAAGCTGATATGCAACTGAAGCAAGCACAGGCTCAAAAGGCTGGTGCTGAGGCTCAGAAAGCTGCTGTACAGGCTCAACTGGAACCTCAGTTGGCACAGGCTAAGATGATTGCAGCCTTGTCTAATAACTTGGATGAGGATCAGGAAGCTAAAGACTTTGAACGCCGTGTCAAACTTGCTGAGATTATGCTCAAAGAGAAAGACATTGACAGTAACATGGAAATTACCCGTATGCAAATGGCATCTAAGGGTAATGCAGTTCAGTAACATTTAAATAAGGAGTCCCCCTAGTGGATAAGGACACTCAACAGTATTTTGGTCGATATTTTGATATGTTTGCGTCTGAAGGCTGGAAACAGTTTATCGAAGACATGGAGGGTAATAGAGACCTCATGTCCGACCTGATGACAGTTAAGGATGCAAACGATCTATATTACCGCAAAGGTCAGGTAGACGTACTCAATCGTATGGTTAATTTCCAAGATAGCATTGAAAATGCTTATAAGGTGGTGACTAATGAAGAGAATGTTTGATTTCCAATGCGGTAATGGACACATTCACGAGGCTTTTGTGGACTCCGAGATTAGGAGCAAACCCTGCCCTGAGTGTGATAGCGAAGCTGTAAGGCTTATCAGTACCCCTCATGTGCGACTGGACGGAACCTCTGGGGCGTTCCCCGGTGAAGCAATGAAGTGGGAGCGTAAGCGAGCTGAAAAGCTACAGCAAGAGCGTAAACGAGCTGCCTCCCACGGGGAGTAACCAGCAATTTTCTTCCACAATAGTATTGAATTACTACGGAGTATAAGATAAATGGCAAATTTTCTAGACGAAGACATTGATAAGGACGATGATACATCGGACGTAAACGAACTTGACCAACAAGGACATTCTGAGGTTGATGATGGTGGACAGGCAACTGAACAGCCTAATCAGCAAGACGAAGATGATGACATCCCTGAGAAGTATCGAGGCAAGAGTGCAAAAGAGATTGCTCGTATGCATCAAGAAGCTGAGAAGGCTCTAGGACGACAGGGTTCCGAAGTTGGTGAGCTTCGCCGTGTGGTGGACGACTTTATTAAGGCCCAAACCGTCACCAAAACACAACAACAACAAGCCCCCGCTGACGATGACGTTGATGAGGTAGACTTCTTTGCAGACCCTAAGGCTGCTATTAGTAAGGCTATCGAAAAGCATCCTAAGATTCGTGCAGCTGAAGAACTTACACTTAATATGCGTAAGGCAGAGGCTCTTGCAACACTGAAGAATGAACATCCTGACTTCCAAGATATTGTCGGTTCTGCTGACTTTATCGAGTGGGTTGGTAAGTCTAAAGTGCGTCAAGAACTGTTTGTCCGAGCTGACAAGGCGTTTGACTTTGACGCTGCTAACGAATTGTTAGGCACATATAAAGAGCGCAAAGCTGTCGTAGAGAAGACCAAAGCTGTTGAGCAGGTCGAGCGAAAGCAAGCAGTTAAGGCTGCTTCTACAGGTAGCGCAAAAGGCTCTGGTGAGTCTGCAAGTCGTAAGACCTATCGCAGAAGCGACATCATTGATCTTATGGTTCGTAATCCCGACCGTTATGCTGCCCTTGCTGATGAAATCATGCAAGCTTATGCAGAAGGGAGGGTAAAATAATCTTTAATACTATCCTGAAAGGAAATTATAATGGCTGGTGAATTTTCTCCTACTAACTCCGTTAACAACTCCCGTGCTGCTACGTTCATTCCAGAAATCTGGAGTGACGAGGTAATCGCTGCTTATAAGAGCAACTTGGTCATGGCTCCCTTGGTCACCAAGATGAGCTTCAAGGGCAAGAAGGGCGACACTCTGCACATCCCTAAACCTAGCCGTGGCGTTGCCTCTGCTAAGGCTACCGAAACCCAAGTGACGTTGCAGCAAGCAACTGAATCCGAAGTTGCTGTTTTGATTAACAAGCACTACGAGTACAGCCGCTTCATTGAAGACATCACTGAAGTTCAGGCTTTGGCTTCGTTGCGTAAGTTCTACACTGCTGATGCTGGCTATGCCTTGGCTAAGCGTGTGGATAGCGACTTGTTGGCTTTGGGCCGTGGTGTTAAGGGTGGTGACGGTACTATCGCTTATGACAAGGCTGTTATCGGCTCTGACGGTTCTACCTTCTACACTGGTTCTAACGAAGCTGCGTTGACCGATGCTGCTATCCGTAAGGTTATCCAGACCTTGGACGATGCTGACGTGCCTATGGATGGTCGCTACTTGGTGATCCCTCCTGTTGCCCGTAACACCTTGATGGGCTTGGCTCGTTTCACTGAGCAGTCGTTCACTGGTGAAGCTGCTGGTGGTAACACCATCCGTAACGGTCAGATTGGTGATGTGTACGGCGTTAAAGTGTTCGTGTCTACCAACTGCGAAACTGCAACTGGTGACGCACGTATTGCCTTGATGTTCCACAAAGACGCTTTTGTCTTGGCTGAACAAATGGGTGTTCGTTCGCAGACCCAGTACAAGCAAGAGTACCTCTCGACTCTGTACACCGCTGATATGCTCTACGGTGTGAAAGAGTTGCGTGACGAGGCTGCTGTTGCTATCGCATTGGCTGCTTAATCAGCACTAAACAGTGACTCAGTTGTTAAGCAGCTGAGTCATCTTAAGGTTGGCTCTTCTCAGAGGGGCCTCCCTTAAGATATTGAGATGAACAAGGAGCTTTATATGGCTAGTGTAACTTTTAAATGCAATAAGACTGGTAACACTGTTACCTTTAAGTCTCAGTATGATATTGAAAGTATGCGTGAGCATCCTGAATATACTGAGGTAACTGAGGATGTGTTGTCTGATAAAGAACAATCGTTTCCTGAGACAAAACAACGGGGTCGTCCTCGTAAGGAGCAATAAGTATGGCGATCTATCGGGGGGCTGGAGGCTCAGGTGAGAGCACTACAAACACCCTAGCTAACGAGGTTGCAGCTAACTCTGCTGCTGCTCAGGCTGCTGCTACAGCCGCTGCTGCTAGTGCTGCTACAGCCTTGACCAGAGCTACAAGTGCAGCTACCAGTGCTACTACTTCAGGCAACAGTGCTACTTTGTCTGTCAATGCTTCTAATGCTGCTATAGCTGCTCAAGCTGCTGCTGAGGCTGCGCAGGCAGGTGCTGAGGTAGCTGAAGCTAATGCTATTGCAGCTGCTGAGGGTAGTGTTAACTTTGCTGAGAACGTGGACATTTCTGTCCTTACGCTTGATGCTGGTGAGGAAGCTACTGTTGAATACGACGGTGAGGCTTTCACTCTTACCTTCAGTATTCCTCGTGGTGACACAGGTGCTACAGGCGCTACTGGCCCTCAGGGTGAGCAAGGTATCCAAGGCATCCAAGGTATTCAGGGTGAGACTGGGGCTACAGGTGCAACTGGGGCCACTGGCCCTACTGGGCCTAAGGGTGACAAAGGTGATACTGGTGACCAAGGCCCACAAGGTATTCAAGGTATCCAAGGAGAGACTGGCCCACAAGGGCCTCAGGGAATCCAAGGGGAGACAGGAGCCACCGGAGCTACAGGCCCACAGGGGCCACAAGGAGAAACTGGAGCTACAGGCGCTACTGGCCCCGGAGTAGCTGCTGGGGGAACCTCAGGACAATTTCTAAAGAAGAATTCTTCAACTGACTACGACACTTCATGGACAGACACCATTGACGGAGGCACATACTAATCATGGCTAATACAATTCAAATTAAGCGGAGTAGCACAGCTGGCGCTATCCCGGAAGCAGCTGACTTGGTTCAAGGCGAACTTGCTGTTAACCTTGTAGACCGCAAGCTCTACTCTAAAAATGCTGATGGTGATGTCTTCCAGCTTGGTGGCGGTGCTACAGGTGCTGGTCAAGATGACATCTTTTACGAGAACTCTCAAACTGTCACCACTGATTACACAATCACTACTGGCAAGAACGCTATGAGTGCTGGCCCTATCGAGATTGATGATGACGTGACAGTCACAGTGCCTGATGGCTCAACATGGACAGTGGTTTAAGGAGTAACTAATATGCCAACAACTATTTCTGGAAATACTGGTGTCTCTCAGGTTCAAGCAGCTTCTATCACTGCTGCTGACTTGGATGGTGCTCAAACAGGTTCTGCTCCTGTCTACGGTTGCCGTGCTTGGGTTAACTTTGATGGCACTAAAGACACCACAGGTGCTACCTCTACCGCTAACACAAACCGACTGATTTTAGGTTCAGGTAATGTGTCTAGTGTTCTTCGTAATGGTGCTGGTGACTACACTGTTGCATTTACAACAGCAATGCCTGATGAGAATTATGCGGTGAATTGCTCACGGGCAGTTACCACCACGGTAGGCAATGCTGCTTTTGGGTTAAATCAAACCAACCCATCTAAGACAACATCTGGCGTTAGGTTGCTTGCAATTCAAGGGTCAACAGTTGCCCCATCGGACAATGGTCAACTAAACGTCACCGTCTTCCGCTAATCACACTAATCATTGAAAGAATAATCAAATGAGTAAATTAAAACTTTCATCCAATGCTAGTGGTAGCGGTAATGTGATTCTGCAATCCCCTAACACTGATTCTGACTTTACAGTCACTGTGCCTGCGGGTACTGGTGCTATGCCTCTTATGAAGCTGGAGACTGCTGTCACAGCCTCGGGCACTGCTGTTGACTTCACTGGCATCCCGTCGTGGGTGAAGCGCATCACTGTGATGTTCAGTGGCGTGAGTACAAGTGGTACAAGCGTAGTTCAGGTTCAATTAGGTGACGCTGGCGGGATTGAAGCAACAGGGTACGCGGGGTCGTATGGCGGTCATAGTGGAGCTTCTATTGGCGGCGGGGCATACGCTGGTGCTGGTTTCGTTATGACAAATGCGGTTACGGCTGCGTCAAACATTCAAGGGCAGTTGATTTTGTCTCTTGTTGGCTCAAATGTTTGGGTTGGGACAGGCAACACTGCCCGTGCGGATAATTACTCTAGCTGGACAGCAGGAACCAAAACCCTCTCCGACACACTCACTCAAGTCCGCATCACCACAGCCAACGGCACAGACACCTTTGACGCTGGAACCATCAACATTCTCTACGAGGGTTAATTATGAGTACACTTGTAACAACTAATTTAAAGCATGGTGGTGCATCAGGGAACAACATTGTTCTTAACTCTGATGGTTCAACTACTGTTAGCGGTGCTCTGACACTGGGCACTTCTCCTCTGGCTGTGCCATCAGGCTCTGCTCCTAGCTATACCTGCCGAGCATGGGTGAACTTCGATGGAACGGGCGCATTTAGCCCTAACCCAAGCACCACAAAGATTCGTGCAAGCGGGAACGTGACGAGCATCACGGACTTGGGTACTGGTTATTACACAGTCAACTTCACGACTGCAATGCCTGATGCAAATTATTCAGCAGTATGCGGAGCAGCAAGTTCAAACACATACCCAAATGCACTTGGGCCATCAAATAAGACAACATCATCATGTGATGTGCGATGTTTGAATATGAACGATACAGCCACTGACCCAACGTTTACTGACGTCGCCATCTTCCGCTAATCAGGAGCAACCAACATGAACCGCATCATCTACAACCAAGACAACGGCGTGGTCGCCATCATCATCCCAACACCAGAAGCCCTTGAGCAGCACGGCATCCAAGCCATTGCAATCAAGGACGTTCCTGCTGGCAAGCCATTCAAGATCGTGGACGCTGCTGACATCCCTTCTGACCGAACCTTCCGTTCAGCTTGGACTATGCCAGTTGAAGAGCTTACAGACGGTGTTGGTAACGACACCAATGAACTTCCAGAGGAGAGTCAACAATGATTATTATTGACCTGAACAAGGCAAAAGACATTGCTCATGCCAAGCGCCGTGAGGCTCGAAGCAAAGAGTTTGCTCCTTTGGATGAGGTAATCTCTAAGCAAATCCCCGGCACTGATGCTCAAGCTGTTGAAGCTGAACGTCAAGCTGTTCGTGAGAAGTATGCTGCAATGCAGGAGGCTATTGAAGCTGCTGCTACTGTGGAGGAAATCAAGGCTGCCATGCCTCAGGAGTGATTAAATGGAGCAGACCAAAGAAGACGTGACACATAAGGAGATTTATATCCGCTTATGTGAAGTAGAGTCCAAAGTTGATAAGCTCCAAGCTGATACAGCCTCAGTGGTCTCAGCCTTCAATGCTGCTCAAGGGGCTTTTACAGTCCTAGATTGGCTTGCCAAGGCTGCTAGACCTATCCTGTGGATTACAGGCACTGTAGCAGCTTTCATGGCCTTGTGGAGCAGCTCACATAAAGGATAAACATAATGCTTGCTGAACTTGCTGTAGCTAATGCAGCTTTTGCTGTGATTAAAGAAGCAGTCCAGAAC